CTTGAATTGCTTGAGTCATTGCGTATGTCCTTAAAGGCCCAGGGCCGAGCGTTCTTCTGCCAGTTGATCAACGCCGTCGACCACCAGCACCATGCCGACCATGTCGATCTCGTAGATCAACCGACCGCCGACTTCGAGCTTGTAGTAGGTCAAAGCCATGTTGTGTTTGCTCTCGGCTTTTTCGCCGGCTTTCCAGTCGCCCATGTCGACTTCTTTCAGACCGCCGCGCATGGTCACGATGACCGGAGTGACCTTGCCCTTGAGGCCTTTGAACGTTGCTCGGAACACCGCGGTACACGCGGTGCGGTCGGACAAACCGAACCATTTCAATGCCTCGCGGCGCACGCCGTTGGTGGTAAACCCGGCTTCAAGTTTCTCGACTCCGGTCGGGATCTCGATCTCGCCGGCCATGCCGCCGCCCCGGTAGGTTTCGGTTTTCAGCACAACCTTGGGCAGGGTCAGGCTCGGCATCTCGCCGGCGAAACTCACGCCGTCGATAAAACCGGCGCAGTTGGACAGAACTTCAGGAATCATCAGGTGGCCTCCTTAGGCGGCTTCAAGCACTTCGGTCATCCACTCGTTGGTGACTTCGAAGAGAAAATTCGGGTTCTCGGCCGGCGGCACGTCGGTGAAGCGGATCCGCCAATACACCTTGCCCTGCTCGATCTGGCTGGCCGTGTTCAACTCCTGGTCGGCGTACACCTCGAAGTTGATCACCGCTCCCTGATTTTTCAGGTCGCGCATGAACGCCTCCAGGCCGTCGGTGACGTCCTTGACGTAGGTCTTGGTGATGGAGCGGTCGACCGCCCATTTGTGCCCGGCCTGCACCGCGTCCATCAGGATGAACAGCGTGCGTACGCGGGTGACGAATGCCCATTTCGGATCGCTCGACAGGGTACGGTTGCCCCAGAGGCGATAACCGTCGTCGCGAATGATCGTGGTGATGTTCGCGTTATTGAGCAGGTTGGCCCGGCAGGTTTCATCGCCGTCCAGGTATTCAACGGCACGTGTGGTACCGGTGATGCCGGTGAGTTCCTTGTTCGAAGGCGAGGCCCAGAAACCGTAGGTGGCATCCGTCCAGGCAAACAGGCCCGCCGTCCAGGCCGAGCCAGGTGCATCCACGGTTTTGCTTTCACCGGTATCCCAGTACTGCACGCCCGGGTCGACCATGAACAGGTTGCGACTGCCGAAGTTTTTCGCGTAGGCCATGGCGGCTTCATCAGTGGTGCATGGCCCGTCGATGATGCCGATTGCCCGCAGCTTCTGCGCCAGGCTGTCCATGGCCGTGGCCACCGCTTGGGTTGCAGAATGGCCGGGTGCGATCAGCAATCGCGGCTGGGCGTTAAACAGGCTTTTGCCATCGAGCAGCGCCTGCAGGCCGGTACGCTGACCCGAAGCTAACTCGCCGCCGATGATGGCCGAGGTCTGCAGCGCCGGGTCGTCGATCTTTGGCACACCGATGGCGACGATCACCGCTTTGGCTTTGGCGTAGATCGCCTGGCAGGCTTTGGTGATCGCCGACTCGGCGCCGAACGCAGCAATGGCTTCACGCTCGGTAGTGATCAGTTTGAGTTCGCCGGCCTTGGCGGTACCGCCACCGAGCAGCCCGGGACTGAAGGTGTCGCACAAGCCGATGATCGACGAGGACGGCAACGAGATAGTGCGTGCGCCGGTATCGACCGAAGTGGTCGTGACGCCGTGAAAGAAACTCATAAGGCTCGTTCTCCAGAAACGAAAAAGCCCCGCATAAGCGAGGCTGTGAGGGTGTTCGTGTTACGCGTAACGGAATGAAAAACGCCCCGTCAGTACGGGGCGCTTATTGAGGTGACTCGGTCAACCACAGCGGCGCGATCGGCCGATGCTCGGCAAGCGGGAATTCCGCCCCTTGCGGCCAGTCGCGCAACTGCCGGCGGTAGGCTTGCAGCTCCGTATATTGCTCGGCCGTGATCGAGGTCGAACCACCTTCATCTGTCTCGTCGCGATGCCGAGAAACCACGCCGTCAGTAGCAGCAAGCACACCGTCGCGCCACACCCGCTCAATCGCTTCAAGGTGATCAATAGAGGGTGGCAGCGGATCGACGAGCAACGGATAGCCATCTCCACCCGCCGCTATGCGCTTACCGTTGAACTGGCCGTCAAAAAGCTCTGCATGACGCTCTTTGGTAATTTCCACCGCATCTATAGGGATCAAGCAATCCGGGTTGTCCACCTCCACCATGTCAGGTGTTGCGTTCACATCGGGAACGTTGCGAAGAGTGATAGGTTCGGCCCCGGTATTCGTCACCTGCTCGTCACCCACCAATGCCGATTCGCCCGGCAACAGAACGACATCCACTGTTGGCCGGATCCAAGCTGGATCCGCAACGAGGATCCTCCGCGCGCCATGAATAAACGCGTCATAGAAACCGCCCGTTTGCACTGAGAAGAACATATTTACTCCTTAGTAGCCGATGGCTATCCAGTAAAAGGTGCCCGCAGTCACCGATTTGTACCAAGCCTGAAAAGCCGATTTATCTATTATCTGCGCGCCGATAGGCTCGACAGCGGCTTGGCTTGAGGCTTGATCACTGGCGACTACGCACAGCCCCTCATTGGGGAACGTAGTGGGAAACACCACCGTTGTTCCGCCATATGCAGCGACAGTGGCCGCGCCCCACTGGACGATCAGGCCGCTCGGTAGTTTCTGATACCCGCCGCTTCCCGAAACTGACATAAAAAACTCATCAGCGAATTTCTGCATTGTTGCAATCGCATTGCCCCGTACGCCCGTCGCGGGAATCGTCGCAGTCGGCGTACCGGTGAAAGCAGGACTAGCAATGTTGGCTTTCAGCGCCCCTGCAGCTGCCACAAATGCGGTCGTGGCAAGCTGTCCGGTGTTCGTTCCTAGCGCTGCCGTCGGCGCCGTTGGAATATCCAAGAACGCTGGGGATCTGATCGGCGCATAACCCTGCATCACGTCCTGAAAAATCAGAGCCGTAGTGCCCAGGATAATCATCCCATCAGTCACCAGTTGCCAACGGGTGTCGGCCAACGTGACACCCTGCTCAACCGACACCACCAGCGCCGAGGTCACCTTGTCGTTGTTGTCGGCATCCGGCGCGCGCGCCCATCCCTGCGCCGCTGCGATGTAGATGCCATTGTCCTTGGCAACGGCTTGATTTTTTACCAGTACCCGAGCACCCACCGACACCGAAACGCCGTCAATCACCTGAAGGCCAGTCAGCGCGATGTTCGATGTGGTCGCCACCAGAACCGACTGTTTACTGTCGAGTCTGTAAAGCTCATCTTGGATTCGAGTATCGACGTAGTCGCGAGTCGCCAGCACAATCGCCGGATCGATCTTGAGGGTGATGTTGCCGGCACTTTTCACCATAAAGTTCATGCGCACAATTTGCGTGCGCCCCGAGCCTTGCGACAGCACAGGCTTGAAGCTCGGCGCGCAGTTGGCCACCGCCACCAGATCCCCGTCCGCATCGTACAGACCGATTTCGCGAATCCAGTGCCCGCCTTCGTCGGCCGGGATAATTTGCTCAGCGATGATCACCGCCGAGTTGACCGGGTCAATCTTGAGTTGATTCAGCGGCCGACGCCGCCATTCATTGATCAGGCGGGTCTGCGACTCAGAGGGAATCGGGTCGGTGCCGTTGGCATCACCCACGCCCATTTCCGTGAGTTTCCAAGGAATGCCGAGTGCATCGGCATTCGCTTGCTTGGCTTTCCCCACATTCGTAAGGATCGCAAAAAACTGCGAATTCGCATCAATCATAATAAACGTCCAGAGTATCAATGGTGTGTTCGCGACCGACCACGCCAAAGCTGCCAGTGACCTCGATGTCACGCATGACGGGCGGGTAAACGTCGATTTCGTCGCCTTCGTAGACGGACACAGCGATATTCAAATTGCCTTGAGTTTCCAGGCTGATCGCCAGCCCGGTCAGATGCCGGGTGACGGGTTTGGCGTCGTCAATCAGGCGCTCAAGCTCCTGATACATTTCCTCAGTGATTCCCGTATCGAGAACGCCCACCTTCAGCGCGAAGGTCCCCGGCACGCCCTCGGGCACCGTGTTGAACCACTCGACAATCTCGATCAGGTAGCCAAGCGGCTCGACCACGCGACGCAGTGCGCCGATCGTGCCCTTGTGCTTGTGGATGTAGAACGAGGCCTTGATCGCGGCGCGCTTGACCGCTTCCGGCCACGCCGGATCCCAGCGGTCGACTGACCAGGCCCACGCCAGATGTGGCAGCAGGTGCACAGGACAGGTGTCGGGGTTATACAGCGTGCGTAGCGGAATAAGCGTGGTCTCGGCAAAGGTCGCCTCGATAGCCCGTTCCAGGGGAGTGCTGTTAAGCGGTAAAAGGCTGCGCATATCAGCCTCCCAACACGACGGTGAAATCGGTGCAGTACGCCGCCTGCGCCTTGGAGGGTTTCAGATCCTGCCAGTCCTTGAGTTCAACGCGGGCCACACCAGCAACGTGCAACTGCGCATCGACACCGGAGCGGGCCACCTCGACGCCCAAGCGACGGCGCGGATTGATCCAGGCCTCAAGGCGCTTGATCGCCTCGGCGAGCGCGGCGTCGTTTTCCGGGCCGGTACCTTTCATGTGCAGCACCGCATCGATCCGGTACCACAGGATCTCGGCGCCGCGTACCGTGACCCGATCACCGACCGGGCGCACATCGTCGTCATTCACAGCCTTGGCGACCAAGGTCAGCAGCTCCGGCCCGACTGCGCCGTCCCCTTCCAGGCCCAGCACTGTGACGTCGACACAGGCCGGCGCCGGGCTTTCGGCTGTTGCGTCAGCAACCAGCGCCGAGGCGTTACGGGCATGCAGGATGTAGCTGTTGCGCGGCCCTGCCGTGGTCAATCCCTCGTAAGCCATCTGCACCCGCTCACGCAGGGCATCGTAGGATTCCAGCACCGCCTCGACCGGCGGCACCGCCAGCGGATCAGCCGCCTGAATCACCAGGCGCTTGAGATTCACGTTGGCGGCGAGTTGCTCCAGATCGGCGCCGATGGCATACGCCAGCAGTTGCGCCTTGGCGGCGTCGTTAACCCTCGCCCGGTTGCCGAGTTTGATGTAACTGCCGACTTCCAGCAGCTTGGTCACCGGATCGCTCTCCAGCGCCGCTGTCCAGTTGTCGCCCATGTAACCGCGAAACACGTTCAACGCTTCGCCGTACACTTCTTCGAAGTCCAGAGGCTCCAGCACGTCCGGTGCGGGCAGTTCGGTCAGATCCACCAGCGTACTCATACCCACACCTCCAACGTGCCGCGCTCACCGAGATACTCGCCGCTGATTCTGAAATTGATTTTCCCGCCCAACACCGAGATGGCGACCACGCGCTCAAGCTTCAGTCGCGGCTCCCACTGGCGCAGCGCCCGGGCCGCTTCCGCCTGAGCGGCGCTTTTCCAACCTTCGTTGATGGGCAGGTCGACCATGCGCCGCAGCTTGCTGCCGTATTCCGGACGCTCGCGGCGGCTCAGCAACGGCGTGCCGAGGATGTCCGCCACCGACTGACGTAAATGCTCGATGCCGGAGATGGGTTGCCCGGTGTGGCGATCCATTCCGATCATCGGGTTTACTCCTTGAGTTGCTCGAACTCGGCGTGGGCTTTAAGGCACTTCAGCGCTACATCGTCGGCGGCATCAACCGACACCTGGGCTTTCGCTACGGCCAAGGTGCGGCCGTTAGGCAGGATGACCGTGCGCGAGGTGTAGAGGATGTCGCGAAAGGTCACGGTCGAGGTCATCTGCACGGCGCTGATCGGGACGGACTCAGGCGCAGGCAAATCATCTTGATGTTTGGCCATGGTTTCTCCAGGCATGAAAAAGCCCGCTCGCGGCGGGCTGAATGAGTGATGAATTAGTGCTTGTGGTGGTTGTCACTTAGGCCGGCGGCCAGAATGTCGGCATCGCTGGTGATGCTCTGTGTCGCGTGCAGCGGGCCGTCGATGTTGACCGGCCCTTTAATGTTCACGGCGCCCTCCAGATCGATCGTTCCCGACTTCACGCTGACAGCGTTGTCGGTGAATTCGGCCTGGGTCGATCCGACCTTGATCGTGACCGTACCGCTCGGCAAGGTGATGGTGTAACTATTGGCCTGCCAGTCGTAGACCAGTGAGCCTCCATCATCGAAACGCCAGACCTCAACGTGGTCGCGGTTGTCCGGTGGCGGGCCACCATTGCCGTAAAGACCAGGTATGAACGTGCCCTGCGCTACATCGCCGCTGGCACTGATCAAAGTGCCCTGCTCGTCAATGCTCGGTGCCCGCCAGTGCCGCGCCTTGCCAGCTGCAACGCTGTGCCAGCGTACCCAGCCGCTGACCCACTCCCCATCCGAGACTCGGCACACTGGGGGGGACGCGGCGAGATCCACCGCCACCACGTAGCAATCCTTGACCAGGCCGGCGAGCATGCGGTCGTGCTGGGCCGCGACGTAACCTGAACTCATTGCACGTCCTCCGGACGGAACGGGCCGTCACCTGGCTCAATATTCAACACCAGGGTGCCCGGCGGCTGATCCGGCCAAGGCCATTCGGCCTCACCGAGGTAGATCTGCTGCGTCCATTCCACGACCCAGATGGTGTAGCCGTCCAGTCCGGGTTTGGTCCAGTCCTGCATGGCCTGCACGAACTCGGCCGGTTCGACCTCAACGCCCCAGCACTGCATGCGCAGCAACGCTGCGAGGTGGCCCGCCAGGAACACCGCTTGTTGATGATGATCCGGCTGAATCGGATCGGTGATCACTCGCGCCTCGAACTTGCAGGCCAAGCCCGTTTCACCAGTTCCCGGATCGAGACCCGGCTCCATCTCGGCCAATTCGATCAGCACCGCAGGCAGCGGTAAGCGATCCAAATCATCCGGCCACATGCACACCGTCTGCAGGCACGGAAAGTGTTGCTGAATGCGCCGCTCGATGGCGTGATACAGCTGTTCAAGACTGAACGGCTCGTCCGATTGATCCGTCACGTCATTTCCCCTTCAAGTGCTTCTGCACCTCGAAATTGAGTTCCTGCTGCAGGACATGCACCAGATGTTCATCAGCTTTACGCACCCAGCTTTCAAAGTGTGGCCGGGCCTGCTCCAGGGATACCTTGGCCTTAGCCAGCGGGAAGCGGTTGTCGTGTTCGGCGATCCAGCCTGAACTCGCGCCGACCGCCCTGCTGACATCGCTGTCGGGATAATCGTCTGCGCTAAAGTGCTTGCTGCCGGTACGGATCCAGACGTCTGCGCTGTTGCCGTAGACCTTCTTGAAGAACGCACCCTGAAAGCGCCGACCGGCCACCGAGACACCGGAGCGACTCTGCCGAGGGCGACCAATGCGGCTGGCCTCCATGGCATTGAGGCCGAACCACAATTTGCCGCTGTTCGCCCCACCGCTGACCGGATAGGCCCGCAGTCGCTGACGCACAGCAGCGACCGCAATGCGCTCCTGCCGGCCGACGGCGCGAGCAATTTGTGTGGCAAGCCAGCGCAGGGTTTTGTTGATGGCTCGGCGCTGGGCGTTGGCCGCTGCTTTTGGCAGCACGGCGGCAAAGTCCTGAAAGGCTTTCAGGTCTGCCGCCGAGGTCTGCAGCGAGATCATCCCGCCGCCGGCCGTCGGCTTGAAGTAGCTGCCGACACTCATGGCCGTTTCCTCAGGATCAAGGCGACCAAGCCATCACCGGTGGGCTCAAGCTGCAGCAGGTCGTAGTCCCCGCCCCCATCTAGGCCCGGAACGTCAACGCTTACCGACAGCCCCTTGCTCAAACCATCGGCATCAGCAACGCGGACCTCGAAGCGCGGCTCACGAATGGCGGTGTTCATCCGACCTATCCGCGGTTGCAACCAGGGCGCCGAGAACATGCCGAGTACCGGTTCACTACGCCCTTCGATCCGCGCACTGTCGCCCAAGGTTTCAAAGACGATGTCGTCGACATCAGCCATCAGCTCGCGAATGCCCATGACTACATCTCCAACAGGATCTGCGCCAGCGGCCGGGTGCACATGTGCAGTGGGTTGGACTGCGCCTCACCGGCCATGCCCTTGTTGAACGGCAAGGGCTCAATCTTGCTGTAGTACGGCACGCCTTCGGTGTTGACCGTTTCCATGTAGTCGGCCGGTGCAAACACCGAGATGTAGAGGTCGGGCACACCTTCGGGAATCAGCAGTGCCTTGTCGTCATGCACGAAGGTCATGCCGGCGATCTTGCCGCGATAACGTTCCCAAGTGATGCCGCCGTAATCGAAGCTCTCGCGCGCATCGCCACGCAGCGAAGCCGCCTGCTGCGTATTGAGATACGTTCTGTTTACCTCTTCAAGCTCCAACATCGCATTCCAGAAGTTCTTACCGCAGAACGCTCGCGAGCCGCTACGCGTCACGCTGCCAAGAGCCTCCTCCTGCATGTCCAGCGCTTCACCACATTTGACGCGGAAATTTGCCTTTGGATTTGCGAGCTCCATCGGCATACGTTGTCGCTGCACACCGAAGCGCTCATAAAGATCGAGCAATACGGTTTTGCCGTCGGCATCGTAGATCTTGCCGTTCAGCGCGCCCAGTCGCTGGAACTCATGGGTGACGTCCAGCTGACGGCGCGCCTTGGCCAGACGCTTGTTGACCACGTCCTGCACCGACTGCAACTCCGAGCGCGTACCGAAGGCGCGAATACCCTGAATCTCGTCAGCCTTGATGGTGAAGCGCTCAGGCAAGTGCACGGTGTTGAATGGGATCAGGTTGCGCTTGCTGCCTGACACCACCAGACCGGAGGTGCCGCGCTCGCCGGCCGGTACCAGGGCGAGGGTGTCACCGTCTTTCTCGATCTGTACCGTGAGAGTGGTAATGCCCTCCTCTTGGAACAGACCCAGACTGCCAATGCGCCCGGGAACGTATTCCTGTTCGTTGATGGCGGCGGTCAACGAGGACACCGAGAATGCCTCGTCGTTGAAGATTTGAATGTCAGCCATGTAGCAGTCTCCAGAAAACAAAAAACCCGCACAGGGCGGGCTGAAAATTTGAAGGCGATCGCCTCAGCGAACGATCACGTTATGGGCAGCCAGCGCTTTCTCGGCGGCCAGATCCAGACCGGTCAAGTGTGCTTCGCTGACCTCGGCCAGACGCACCACGGCGCGCCCGCGACGGACAATGTCGGACGTGCTCAGCGGGCCGAAGAGAATCGCCTGCGCGTTCTCGCTGCCGTCTTCGGCGGTCGGGTTGTACGGAGCGAATTCGCCGGTGGCAGTGACCAGACCCAGGATCTGACCAGGCTCCAGCGCCGGGCCGGCGGCAACGTTGATTGCTTCACGGGAAATGGTGCCGGCGCCCTCGGACAGGAGGAATTCCCCGGCGTGCATCGGTTCACGTTGAATGTTCATGCAGTAGCTCCAGTAAGTGAGGTTCGTTTGCCGGTCTGCGCCGCTTGGCGTGCGGACCAGATCGAGGGTTGGTCGATTTGCTTGGCCTGCACTTTCGGCGGCGGGTCATCGGCCAGCGGAAGGCTGTTGTCGATCTCGAAGCCTTTGCCGCTGCCGACTAGTTTGTCGAAGAGCCGGGCACGCACCGCCGAGGCATCCAGGCCGGCCGAAACGTACTCAGCACTGAACTCCGGTAACCGCGCGGCGACGCATAAATCGTTGATGGCTTTGGCCTGGGTCAGCGCCGCCTGCACTACCGCTTCGCTTTCCAGCTTGGTGACAGCGAGCAGCGGCTCGATCAGGTTGCTGATACCCGCCGCCGTGCAACGCTGGCTGATAAGCACCGCGAGTTGTGCGGCATTGGACGCCGGCGCCGGTGGGTCATCCGGTATCGGCGGCGCCGGTGTGGGTTCGGGTTCCGGATCGGCCGGTTCATCCAGTTGGGCCAGCAGCGCGGCCGGGGCATGCTGGAAACGCTGCAGCACTGCGCCCTGCCCCAAACACGCTTTGACCTTGACTCCGTCGCCGATCTCATCGGCCAGACCCAAGGCCACCGCTTCGTTTGCCGTCAACCAGGTCTCGGCCGCCACCAAGCGGCGCAACTCGGGCTCGTCGATGTCAGGCGCCTTGGCCTTATAGGCCGCGATGATGGCTTCCATGGTCTGGTCCAACACATCGGCGACCTTGCGAAAGCTTTCGGCG